CCAACCAACAACAAGTTGGTGGATCTCACTACAAGTCGATGCCGATCCAACCGTGGGAAGCCATGCAAGCATGGATGACACCTGATGAGTTCAAGGGATTCTTGAAGGGCAACGCAATCAAATATCTTGCTAGGTGTAATGCCAAAGGTGGCCTCGAAGATGTGAAGAAAGCACATCACTACACCGCCAAACTAATTGAGGTGAGCAAATGATGGAAATCCTATGGGAGATATTTAAGTGGGTCATGTTCTTGCTTGGTTGTGTAACCACGCTAGGTGCATTAGTCACACTTGCATTTATATGGATGCAAGATAGATGAGTACCGACTTCTTTGACTACGCATCAATCATGCTACGAATGGATAAGTTGAACAGAGAGATCCATGACCTACTGATTGAAGGTAAGTACTCGACAAGCGCACCATTGGCAAAAGAACTTCTTTTCCAAACGCGACTGCTTGACCTATGGATTACACAAAAGTTGGAAGCACATGGACATAATCACGATTGACTTTGAAACATACTATGACAAAGAGTATTCGCTTTCAAAGATGACCACCGAAGCCTACATCCGTGACCCTCGCTTTGAGGTGATCGGTGTAGGTGTCAAGGTAAACAAAGAGCCTACCATTTGGTATAGCGGTACGAATGTCAAGGGATTCCTGACGGGGTTAGACTACTCCGATAAGGCAATCCTTTGCCATCACACCGCCTTTGATGGAGCAATCCTGTCATGGCACTTTGGCATCAAGCCAAAGTTGTGGCTCGACACACTCAGCATGGCACGACCATTCCACAACATGACGGTAGGTGGCAGTCTCAAAGCACTCGCCACTTACTACGAACTCGGTGCGAAGGGCGATGAAGTTCTTAACGCATCAGGTAAACGCAGGGGGGACTTTGCGCCTGACGAACTCGCACGATACGCAGACTACTGCAAGAACGATGTGGACTTGACCTATCAATTGTTCAAGAAACTGAGCAAGGACTTCCCCATATCTGAACTCATGGTCATTGACCAAACCCTACGGATGTACACCGAACCAGTCATCGAGTTGGATGTGCCAACCTTAGAGCAACATCTTGATAGTGTGTTGCAACGCAAAAAAGATTTGCTCATGGACATGGGGTTGGGCGATGGTATCTCTGACGAGACTCTGACCAAGGCGTTGATGAGCAACAACATCTTTGCCAAGTTCCTTACCAACCTTGGGATCGAACCCCCTACAAAGATAAGCCCACGCACAGGCAAGGAAGCCTTTGCCTTTTCCAAAACCGACAAAGCGTTCACCGACTTACTAGAACATCCTGACGAGAGGGTGCAGTCTGCGGTGGCGGCTAGGCTCGGAATCAAATCGACCATCGAAGAAACCCGCACGAAGGCACTAATAGAAGTGGCGGGTCGTGGTCGGCTACCCATCATGCTCAACTACTACGGCGCACACACAGGCAGATTCTCAGGCGGGGACAAACTCAACCTACAAAATCTACCCGCCCGTGGCAACAACTCTATACGACGCGCACTCAAAGCACCAACACACCACAAGTTAATTGCATGTGATAGTTCACAAATTGAGGCCCGCATGGTTGCGTATGTTGCGGGACAGGATGAGTTAGTCCAAGCGTTTGCGGAAGGGCGTGATGTGTACTCAGAGTTTGCGACCGAAGTCTATGGGCGAACCATCACCAAGCAAGATAAAGTAGAGCGATTCGTGGGCAAGACCTGTATCTTGGGACTTGGCTACGGCATGGGGGCTGAGAAGTTTCGGCGCACCCTAGAGATAGGACAGGCGGGGATCTCAGTTAGGATCGACCTAAATGAAGCAGACCGTATCGTTCGCCTGTACCGACAGAAGAATTGGAAGATCGTTCAACTGTGGCAGAAGTGTGGCAACGCCCTCAACCATATAGCAACGGGACAGGCAGGGCAGATTGTCGATTGGATTCCATATGATAGCGAGGGCATCATACTGCCCAACAAGATGCGTATACGATACCCTGCCTTACGCACAGATGGCAATCAATTCCTTTATATCTCAGACGCAAGAGAGTACCGCAAGGCAGTAAGTAAGCGGGTGATGACAGGCGAAGTGAGCGAAGTCAACTGGACAAAAATCTATGGCGGGAAAGTCACAGAGAATTTGATTCAAGCCTTGGCTCGTATCGTCGTGGCAGAACAGATGGCGGCGATTGGTCAGCAATACCATGTGGCTTTCCAAGTCCACGATGAGATCATCATTGCAGCACCGGCAGCCGATGCGTCTAACGCAGAGCAACATCTTGTCAGGATAATGTCAACCCCTCCGATCTGGGCGCAAGGGCTACCCGTCGCTTGTGAATCGGGTATGGCAGACAATTACGGCGACACTTGACACCTTCCAAAATGCGTGATACATTTCCCTTTCCAAATAAGTTAAGGGCGGTGGAAGTCCCACCGCTGACAATATGAAACTGAGTCATTCATACAGTTCAATCAAACTGTACGAGAACTGCCCCTACCGTTACTTCCGTCAGCGTGTGCTGAAGGATGTGGTGGATGAGGGGGGCGAAGCCAGTAAGCATGGCGAACGGATACATGCGTTCCTTGAGCATCGGCTTAAATCCAACAACTTGTTGCCACAAGAGATCGCCCACTACGAACCGCTTTGCCAATCAGTCGAACGCTTGTCGGCAGGGGGTGAGTTGCATATCGAACATGAACTGGTGCTGACCGAGAACCTTACACCAACAGGTTGGTGGGAGGCAGACGCTTGGTTGCGTAGCAAACTTGACATACTTGTAATAAACGATACCATCGCTAATGTGATGGATTGGAAAACAGGTAAGAGAAACGCCGACCAATTTCAGATGCAGTTGTTTGCGGCACAGGTATTCCAAAACTTCCCTGAGATACAGACCGTCAGGACTAGCCTAGTGTGGCTCAAGACAATGGAGATGGACACCGAGACTTATTACAGGTCGCAGGTAAATGAACTGTGGGCGGATGTGATGAAGCGAATCCAACGCATCTACAAGTCGTTGGAGCATGACAACTGGCCTATGAAACCATCGGGTCTATGTCGGTTCTGCCCTGCTCGACACGACTGCGTGAGTGCTAGGGTTTAACCTTACTTGACAAGAGCGTAAAGTGTCTTACAATACACCCGAAGGCAAGGTAAAGAAGAAGGTAGTTGAGGTATTCAAGAGGCATGGTGTTTGGTATTTCTTTCCCGCCAACAATGGGTTTGGCAAGGCAGGGATACCCGATCTGATTGCCATAGTAAGAGGGCAGTTTATGGGCGTTGAGGTCAAGGCAGACAAGACCAAGAAGCCCACGATGTTGCAAGTGAAGTGTGGTCAGGAGATTCAAAACGCAGGTGGTTGGTGGATGGTGGTGTATGACGAGCCGACCCTTGCGTTGATGGAACAAATAATAAAAGAAAAACTTTACAGGTGAACAAACAATGTTAGTAGTCCAAGATGCCAAAGCACTGGCATTAAAACTCAACAACCCGAACAGGGTTCTTGAAACCATACCGACTGCCAAGCCGTTCGAGTATCAAGGCGTACCCCTTGTGGTCACACCCCATCGTCTTGATGAGGTGCGGGTACTGCGAAACCTTGGCATCCAAGCCCCATCCCCCATTCTGTATTACTACGATTGGCCCGGTCAGTACACACCGTATGAGCATCAGAAACAAACTGCGGCGTTCTTGACGTTGAACCAACGCGGTCTTGTGCTGAATGAAATCGGTACAGGTAAAACTCAGTCGGCGTTATGGGCGGCTGACTATCTCATACAGACAGGGCAGATTGAAAAGGTACTGATCCTTTCACCACTCTCAACCCTTGAGCGTGTATGGGGCGACGGTATATTTACAGGATTCCCACACCGCAAGTTCTTTGTGTTGCATGGCACTGCCGCTAAACGCAAGCAGTTGCTCAGAGAAGATGCTGACTTCTACATCATCAACCATGATGGCTTTCCCATCATCGCAGACCAAGCACTTGGTATGTTTGACTTGGTGATCGTGGATGAAGCGGCAGTCTTGCGTAACCCATCGACACAACGCTTCAAGATATTTCGTAAGTGGATGGACACGAATCCAACAACACGTTTGTGGTTGATGACTGGCACACCTACACCCAACGATCCTACCGATGCGTGGGCTTTGGCTAAGTTGGTTAACAGTCCATACTGCACCAAGACATTCACATCATTCCGTGAACAGGTGATGATGAAGATCGGTCAGTGGAATTTTGTACCACGACCTGAGTCGGTGGACATTGTGAAGAACATACTGCAACCTGCGGTACGGTACACCCGTGATGAATGTTTTGACCTACCCGACACGGTAGTGCAGACACGACAGGTAGACCTGACCCCATTGCAGAAGAAGCACTACACCCAAATGCTCAAGCACTTTGTATCAGAGGCGGCAGAGGGAACAATCACTGCGGTCAACGAAGCAGTCAAGATACAGAAACTCGTACAGATTTGTTGCGGTGTGGCATACGGCGACGACGGCCAGCATATCGAAGTTGATGCTACGCCACGGGTTAACTTAGTAAAGGAGGTAATCGAAGAAGCAGGGGAGAAAGTAATTGTGTTCGTACCGCTGACAGGTACTCTGCACATGTTGGAGAAAGAACTTGGTAAGCATTGGACAGTTGGTGTAGTGAATGGCGAAGTATCCGCACATAAACGAAATCAAATCTTCCATGATTTCCAACACGCTAAACATCCACATGTGTTGATTGCCCACCCCGGCACAATGGCACATGGCTTGACGCTGACAACGGCATCAACGATTGTGTGGTACGGCCCGATCAATAGCAATGAACAATACACACAAGCAAATGGTCGGATAGAGCGCATTGGTAAGAAGCATGTATCCAATGTGATCCACATTGAAGCAACCGATCTTGAGCATAAGATTTATCAACGGCTCAAGAACAAACAGAAGTTGCAGGGTTTGTTACTTGATTTAATTCAACAAGAAACTGAGAGGTGATTATGAGTGTAACTGTCGATGATGTTGTTGCGGCGTATCTCAAACTCCGTAACAAGAAGGAAGCCATCGAAGCCGAGATGAAGGATCAAGTCAAGGTTTTGAAGGAGAAGATGGAACAGTTCGAGGCATGGATCAAGGAACAGGCTGACGCCCAAGGCGTTACCAGTTTCAAAACCAAGCATGGGACTGCGTTCCTAACCACAACCGACTATGCCAATGTTGCTGACTGGGATGCCGTACTTGGATTCATTCGAGAGAATGACGCATACGACATGCTTGAGAAGCGCATCAGCAAAGTTGCAGTTCGTGGATACATAGATGCAACCAAAGCAGTACCCCCCGGCGTGAACTACGGCACGAAGTTGGAGGTAAATATCCGTAAGCCCGTAGCCCGTGTTGAAGATTAACCGCTCACTAAAGGAGAAAACCATGAGCAATCTAGTCCCCGTAAATATCCAAGTCCCCGCGCACTTGGCAAGCCGCATCGGCACACCATCGTTACTCGCTCAGTCAATGGCGGGTGGCCTTGGTAGTGGCGGTGAATCCATCCCCCGCATCAGCATCAAAGGTGCGCGGTTCCGTATCGTCGAGGGTGACACCGAGACTGTATTGGATACCACAACCATTGATGTAGTCATCGTCGGTGCAAACCCCCGTCTGTCAAAGACTTGGTACGCAAAGGCATGGACTCCTGACTCTGAGCCACAAGCACCTGACTGCTTCTCGTTGGATGGTATCGGCCCTGATCCGTCAGCCACACAACCACAAAACGACCTGTGTGCGTCTTGCCCACAGAACGCTTGGGGTAGCAAAGTGACTCCACAAGGTCAGCAGATCAAAGCCTGTGCCGATCAGAAGCGTCTTGCCGTGGTGTCTGCCGATGATCCGACTGGCCCTACATACTTGTTGCAGGTTACACCTGCCGCATTGAAAGGTCTGAACCAGTATCAAAAAGAACTTGCCATGCGTGGCATTGCCCCTGAGATTGTGCGTACCCGTATCTCGTTTGATACTGATGCGTCGTTCCCCAAACTGAAGTTCGGTTTTGGTGGATTCAATGAGGCTGATGTTCAGGCGGCAGTTGATCCGTTGTTTGGTTCAGCACCCGTCAAAGAAATTACTGGTGAGAATCCTCGCGCCGCAGTAGCCGTGCCGCAGATTGCCTCACCACAACAAGTTGCACCGAAACCCGCACTAAAGGCGGTAGAACCCACTCCCGCCCCTGCTCCTGTTGCGGAACAACCTGCCCCTGTAAAGCGTGGTTTTGGTGCATCCAAACCTGCGGCTCCTGTAAAGGCGGCTACCCCTAAACCTGCCCCTGCCCCTGCCCCTGCCGCAACTGCAACAAGCGCGGCGGCTTTGGCAGATAGCATTGCGGCACTTGTCGGCGAGGTAAACTCTGATGATGCCTAAGCAACCACTCGACTTTACAAAGGTCGAAGCGTTGCGAAAGCACATGTTGATGACAACAACTGACATGGCATCACTGTTAGGTACATCCCGCATGACTTACTACGGTTGGGTTCGTGGTAAGCCACTACGGAAAAGCAGTGATGAATATGTTAGGCTGATGCTTAAACGGTTACTCGCAGTAATGACCGACCACCAATGGCCTACGCCTGATGTGATCGCGATGGAGCAACCACAGAGAAGGCAACGACTCGACGAGTTATTAACGCAGTATCAATAAGGGTGAGCGGGGGAGCAATCCCCCGCGAAGAACAGGAGCAATATGAACACGCTTGATTTTCTAAAGCGGGTTCTGCCGTCTGAAGGGATATATGTCGCAGTACTAATTCGTGGGAAAACGACTAGGCAGTTATTCTTTCAAACAGTTGAAGAACTTGCAAACGCAGTACAACAAGGTGATGCGAAAGAGATAGATGCGTACTACGCTATATCGTCTTTCAAAGAAGAAGGCAGTCGCAAATTCGATAACGCCCACTTAACGCAAGTGGTTGCGATGGATATTGACTGCGGCGAAGGAAAGCAGTACGCCGATTGGAAGGAAGGACTCAAAGCCTTTGGTGCATTTGCTACCAAAGTGAATACCCCTGCGCCGATGATTGTGTTGTCAGGCAACGGGCTACATGTTTACTGGTGTTTGTCTGAACCGCTCCGGCCGGAAGAATGGAAACCACTGGCTGATGGCATGAAAGCCTTGGCTCTGAACAACGGGCTTGCCATTGACCCAACGGTGACGGGCGACATATCCCGAATCCTACGCCCTACCGCGACACACAACTACAAGGGCGATACCCCACGACCAGTCAAACTATTACTGGATGCCGCACCTGTTGACCCTGACCATCTAAGGTCGCTTATTCCTGAGCATGTGTCAGTTCTGGCAGTAAACCGACAAGCAACTACCAGTAAGTTGCTACAAGATATGGCGGTAAAGACTGACTTCCCGCTATCAAATGGAGAGGCAATCCTTAATAAGTGCCAACAGATTAAATGGATGTACGACAACAGGGCTGACAAGACCAAGGTCAACGAGCCGATGTGGTATCGGATGATTGGTGTTGCCGCTTACTGCCACAACGCAGAGGAAGTAGCAATCAAGTGGAGCGAAGGGCATCCTGACTTTGACCCACAAGCGACCATCAACAAGATGGAGCATTGGAAAGAGGGCGCAACTGGCCCATCATTGTGCGAGAAGTTTGAGGAAGTACGCCCCGGCGGGTGCAAAGGATGTAAGTTCAAGGACAAGATCGGTAGCCCTGTACGCCTAGGTGTGCAGTTCCAAGAGGTAGAGATTAGCCAAGATGTTCTTGACCCAACCGCCTACGAAATAGAACTACCCAAGCCATACAAACGAACAGACAAAGGGATCAAAGCCACCATAGATGACACCGACATTGATGTATCCCCGTTTGACCTATACCCAGTTGGGTACGGTAAAGATGAATCCCTTGGCTATGAAGTAGTACGGTATCACTGGAAGCGACCCCATGTCGGATGGCAACCACTGAACCTACGGCAAGCGTTCCTTACCGATGGAAGCCGAGAGTTTGCGGGAGCAATCGCAGACCAAGGCATTGTCCTAACTAGCAAGAAACAGACGGAGTACTTTCAACATATGTTGCGTTCATACATGGATAAACTGCGGCAACAACGCACCATGACCAACCTCTACTCCACGATGGGGTGGAAAAATAACTACACCGAATGGGTCATGGGTGACACAATACTGCGCCGCAACACAGACGGTACGGTGTCAGAGGAACAAATCATTCTGTCATCGTCATCCCAACGATTAGGCAACGACTTGTACGGGGCAGAAGGTACGCTTGAAGAATGGCGTGACTTCACGAAACTGCTTCCGCAGGGCAAGTTCATACCCATACAGTTTGTCTTAGGGGTAAGCCTATCCTCCCCGTTCTATGACTTCACAGGGCTAAAGAACACGGTTATATCCCTGTTCGGTGAGACAGGTAGCGGCAAGACCTTGGCTCAGTTATGGGCGCAGTCTGTATGGGGTGACCCAATCAAGTTGCACTTCGCCGCCAAGTACACACAGAACGCTCTGTTCTCCCGCTTTGGACTGTACTGCCATATGCCATTGACCGTGGATGAAACCACGATGGTGGATGTTAAGGATGTAGGTGACCTGATCTACTGGTTCACGCAGGGTCGAGACAAGGCAAGGCTCAACCGCCATGCTGAAGAACGAGAGGCAAGAGAGTGGGCCGCACCCTCCATACTATCTACCAACAAGTCTATGAGTTCCAAACTCTCGGCATCTGGTCTGGAGTCAGCCGCGCAAATGGCTCGACTGCTTGAGTTGGAAACCCACCCCCATCCTTTATTCACTAGCAATAGTTCTGCGGGTCGTGAGATCCATAAGTTTGTGACTAGCCACTACGGTATGGCAGGGCGGGAGTTTATGAGACGGCTACTGGAACTTGGCCCTGATGCAATCAAGGCTATGATCGACGAGTCGTTTACCACCTTTGCCAAGAGATACAACTGTAAGTTTGCAGGTGATGAAAGGTTTTGGGAACAGGCTATCGTCTTGGCTGACCTAGCCCTGCGCCTTGCCCACGAGTGGGGACTGATCCTATACAAACCCAAGGAGTGTATCGAGTGGGCGTTGATTCAGATTGGCGCAATCCGCAAGGTTGTGGCTGACCAAAAGGTTGATGGCTTCGATATGCTGACTGAGTTCTTAAACGAACATGCAAGCACAGCGTTGACCGTATGGCACACAGGTAGCAACAAACCTACACCTGATATGTCCCGCATCCCAAGGAGTGATCTGCGTATCCGCTTTGATCTATTCCGTAAAGACTCGGCTACCCCCTGCGACCACGGGTCTGTGACCTTTGACCGTACCTTTTATCGCAAGTGGTTGTCCCAACAAGGGTATGACTACAAGGCGTTTATGCACGAGATCAACGAGCAGAGTATCAATGTCACGCCCAAGTCCAACAAGTCTAGCCTTGGTAAGGATAGCCCGATTAAGATTCCACAGTGCTATGTAATCAGCGTCAACCTCAACCACCCTAGGCTCAAGGCGATCTTAGATGACGCTGACGAGGCGGCTGACAGTGCGACCCTTGGTAACTTGGCGTTAGTCGGAGTCGCTCAGTAGGTCAAAGGCGTAGTCCAAGTCATCCCGTGCGGCACGGGATGATGCCCGTAGGGTTCGCTCTTTAGCAGGGAGTCTTGCTTCACGCAGGGCTTTCTGCGAGTTGGCCTCAAAGTTTCTAATCTCCAAAGCCGTACCCCTTGCACCTGCGTTCCAATCCCGTACTGCATCCAAGACTGCTCGTGCGGCGGCAGGGTCTTTAGAAATCTGTGCCTTGATGTACGCCTGACGGAACCCTGCGGTTACATCCTTTTGGTAGTCAGTGATGCGGTTGGCAATGCGGATACCTTGATAGGATTCAGCCGCTGCTGAGGGATAGAACCCAAGCATACGGGTAGCGATTGTCCCTAAGTGCATGTCGGTGCTGACTACATAACCCCGCTTATCAACGATTGCACCTGACTGACTGTAAGCGATGGCATCCCCAAGGGCGCGGAACGCCGTAACAGGAGACTCACGCACCACATCAAGCGCAGAGATTGTCGAGGAGAACGGTGCGCGTATAGCATCTGCAAACATGTTGGCAGTTCCTAGTATTGCTGAAGGCGCTGGGCCAGCAATCTCGCCAAGTTCACGAGCCACATCTGCACCAGCCAACAACACACCAGTACCCGGCAACATGTTGCCAAGTGATACACGACCTGCTACGTCAGCAGGAATCCACTGGTTCACAACACCACCAATTAAGTAGACAGATGAACCGGGAACAATACTGTCGGCGAACTTGGCGATTTCGTAGCGGATACTACCTGCCTTGAACCCTAGTTTTTGAGCAAGGGTATCAATCAAATCCTCGATGTCCTCACCAAACGGCAGACCTTGTAGACCCGATACAAACCACAGGGCGGCAAGCATACCGATCTTACCGTTACGCGACAGGTTAGAAAGCATCTGCACGGATGTGGTTGGGAACACCTTGTACATATACATGAACGACTGGATACCTGATCTCCAAGCCGGTGGCCGGTTCAGTACGGAATACTCACCCAATGTAAGTTGTAGTGTCTTAACCGCAAACTCACGGGCCTGTTCCTGTGCTTGTACATCAGTTAGACCTGCGGCTTTCACACGGTCATATTGCATACGGTAAGCGGCAAGTCCAAGACTGCGGCGGGATGCTTGCTCGGTCAGGTTAAACGGAGCCATCCACCCATCAATAAACTTCTGCTTCAGACCAGAGGTAGCAAGACCACGAGCCATACCGATCATGGCGTTAGACTGTGCAGGGATCATTGCCCCCTCACGAATCTCTGTTGCGATGAACGCGGCCTCATGCGCCTTTAAGCCGTACTGCGTTTGCAGTTGGGGGTCTGCGGCTACCTTGTCATAGAACTCAGCACGGTTGGCATCACGGCTAGTCTCGCTCGCAGGGTTCATCCCCAATACACCAACTTGTTTGAGAGCGATGTGTACTTGAGCCATCGACTGACCAAATCCAAAGCCACCACCAAAGGCAGTACGCTCGTTGTAACTGGATAGGTATGGGATGCCGTTGGTGTATACCGACAAGAAGTTCAGCGCACCCGTGGCGATAGACGCACCCAACTGGATCAGACTGGTTGAGGCACGGATCTGAGAAACCAGTTTGCCCGAACCAAAGTCAGACTCATCCACGTTACGGTTGCCATCCAAGAACGCCATTGTCTTAGCGGCTTCGTTGTAGAACTCATTGCCACGGCGCAGACCGCTTGCCGGGTTAGTCGTCTCGAACATGTACTTGTACTGCTGATACTCACGGCGTGCCAGCGTCTTGGCTTCGACTGAGGCTTTCGGGTCAGCATCCACACGGTCAGCGGTTTCACGCAAGGAGTCGAGCAGTGCTTTGTCTCCGTTCCACAGGCGTTGGGTTCTGCCAAGGCTGAGGTTCATCAACTCGCTGACACGAGGGCGCATCATCATCTTAGCCACGGTAGATGCACGGGACTCGATATGCCGGGAGATTGCCATGATGCCGTCACGCTTATCGCCGGGGGTAAAGGCACGCTCCAAGCGGTTACGTGCTGAACTGTTCTGACGGGTAAGGGCAACCGTAATCTGCTCCATCTTCTTGGGGTTCAGAGCGATGTCGAACTGGCGCAAGCCACGGATAAAGTCGTTATAGTTTAGTTCTGGCGGTGCAGCAATAGCATCGAGGGCGGCTTCGTGGATGGCTTGTAGCCTGACCTTCTTAACCACATAGCCTTGGGTATCCTCGTCATAAACCTCAATCTCATAGTCCTTGTCCTCGAACAAGTCGTTGACGCTATCTGCCATAGCACGGGCTTCGCTAGGTGTTTCCATCTGCGAGAACACGAACTGCTCACGGTAAGCATCCCGTGGGCGCAAGAGGCGACCAGTCTTAGGATCGGTAACTTGTACCCGAACTTGGTACTGACCTTCACGTAGGATAGGGGTATACCCGGTAGCCAGTGAGCGTTTGGTAAATAGGTCAGCATCCTTGTTAGAGATGTCCGACAGAACGATTTGCTTGACTCGGTTCTGAACCACAAACTTATTCTCAGGTGTAACACTGATCTCTTTCCGCAGCGCCTCGATAGACTTCACTGCATCATCAGCCTCTTTACCTGTGAAGAACTCTTTGAATCCGTCAATGTCCCGCTGCTGTGCCAACATGATGGCTTTGTTCAGTGCAACAAGAAACTCGTTACCCAACGTCATGGACTCTGGGTCAAACTTAGGATAGCCACGCTCATCAAGGGTAATCTTGTCCGTGTAGATGTCACGGTACTTGGTAATCATGCGGTCAAGGAAAGCCTGTGACTCTTTAGACATCTGCTTTCCATCGGTCATCAACTCGCCAAGTTCACGGTAGGCGTTGCCACGCTCGGCAAATGCACCCAAGTATCTAGCCCGGAGTAGTTGCAACTCCACATCATTGACCGACTCACGCAAAGACAGATACCCAGTCCACTCAATACTTTGTGGGGTGATGTCCTTGTAGCCAGCAAAGCGCTCGGTTTTCTCTACCATCTTGCCGCCTTCGGGGACATTCACGACGTACTCAAACCCGTCACGCATCATCTCGAAAGTGATCTGTCCTTGCTTAGCAAGCCTGTCAATCTCAACTTGGTTAGCCAGTAGGTTACCTTGGTCATCAAAGGTATAAAGCGGTGCGCTACCTAGTTCGCTTAGGCGGTTGATACGCGAGACTGCCCAACGCTGC